CAAATTCAGCATTTGTTACATTTGGTCTCTCTAACTTAACTTTTTGACCTGTTACAAACGGATGGTTAGGTAGATAAATTGCTCTTTCTGGTATAGAAATTTGTTTAATTGTCTCACCAACAACATAACTTGTTGAATATCCTACACCGTCAGTACCAACACCAACAGATTCAATTCCATTAAAATATACTATATCGTTAACTTTAGAGTCAAATTTATTGGTTTTTATAGGAACAGTGAATCTATTGTTCAATATATCAACATTTGAACCAAAAGTATGTGCAACACCTGTATTTCTGAATACTCTTAAAATTTTGTTTGTATCGTAAATATTAAGAACTTTGAGCATTTCAGTGGAATTACCTACACCTATTCTTATCGAACCACCTACAGACACTGTACTTGGTATTTTATTTACAAATATATCTTGAACTAAACCATTAAGATTACCAACTGTCATTGATTTGCCCAATGAAACAGTTTCAGTACTAACTCCAATTTTAAATGAATCTGTTAAATTTGGTATGGAAGTGCTTAATCCAGAAATAAATACGGAATCTTCATTATTTAATTCTACAAATGGAAGATAATTTATTTGAACTTGATCTCCACTATTCCATGTGAACACCGCATTATTAAATCTAGTCAGGGTAGTTTCAATAGTTGATACACCTAATCCAACTATTTCAGAAACTTCAGCACTAAATCCTGAACCTTCTGTATCATCATGATTAAATGAGGTTAAATCTCCAACTTTATATCCGTCACCACTATCTAAAATTGTTATATTATCAATTCCACCTTTTATAACTGACTCAACATTTGTAACTTGTCTTATGTACTCATTCGATTCTTCTAGAAAATCATTGTCTGCAAATTCCTCACTAACATTATAAGGTTTTGTATTTCTTATTAAATTAGAATTATTAAAATCAAAATCATGATTTAAGATAAGATTATCATTTATTAGTGGAGATCTATATGTATTTCCTATAAAGTAAGGATATACTCCTACCAATTTATTACTTAATGATACTCCATTACTATCAAATCCACCTGTTGCTAAACCTACTGTGCTGAAATATGCATAAATTCCATTTGGAAATTCAGGAGTTTTACAAAAACGACCATTGTGTATATCTAAATCACCTGAATTATCAAATGAATAATCATTAACGAAAAATCCTTCTTCAAAACCAGTAGGTCTATTGAATACTTTTGAAATATCTTTCTTATATGAAGATGAAAGAATTTTAAGAGAGGAGTTAATATTATCTGGATCTGAATATCCAAAAGGTCCATAAATCGGATTACCATCATAAGCCCAACCAATAATTGGTGAGTGAGATGTTATTTTATCAAATTCATCATTTGATTTAACATCAAATGATTTTTCAAGATTTGAAGCAGTTTCTTGAGAATAACCTAAAACTCCAAAACTTAATGATGAATCTCTGGACGTAAGATTAAAATCTCCAAACCTTTCAGTATTATTAACTGTTAAAGGTCTAACTCTTGCTCCAAATAAACCATTCTTACCCGTATCAGATGCACGAACTTCTGTAGTTAAAGTACTATACCCTATACCAGAGTTTATAACCACTGTATCAGTTAGCACTCCATTATTAATAATAGGTCTTACAATCGCTCCTGTTCCTGTTCCAGTTGATGTAATAGTTAATTCAGGTAATGAATTATACTCTTTTCCTTGATTTACAACAACTACATCTTCAATTTTACCATTTCTTATGATTGCCTTTAACTCTGCCTCTTTTCCATTTTGTATTGATATATTTGGTTGTACCTGATGATTTAAGATTGATGAACCATAATGACTTCCTTTTTCATACAAGTATGCACCAGTAAATGATCCTTTAACAACTGGAGTAAAGTTAATTGCACCAGTAACTGTTGATCCATAAGAAACTTCCACATTAACCTTAATATTAGGATATGTAAATGTTTGATATCCAGTTCCTGTAGAACCTAAACCAACAAAATTACCCCTAGTGAAGTTGCTAGTAATTGTTGCACCAATACCAGCATCCGCTAATTTGAATGAATTATCATCAACCTTCATAACATAGTATGAAGAAGTTGTTGTTAATCCCTGAATTGCTTTAGGGGTAGTAGAACCTAATCCGACAGTTGGTGAATATTCAATTATATCACCATGTGAAAATCCATGATTAGTATAGTTTATTGTATTAAATGATGTTGACACCCCTGCTGGATCAACTCTTAATTTTCTATGTTGATATCCAGAACCACCATTTAGAACTCTTACACTGAGAAGAGTATTTTTAGTCTCTGTTCTAAATTTATGAATACCACTTGCAGCAGTATCTGTTGCTAAACCTACTGTATTAATACCTGCAATACCTGCTAACGCATCTGGTTTTGTATTGAATATTCTAACTGTGGTTGGGTTTACAATTCTAACAAAGTATGGATCACCGTCTGAAAGAGTGCCTGTTATAGTATTACTTGTATCATATGCATTACCTATTCCTAATGACGCATTTCCTTCATTTCGATAAAATACTTTTTGACCATTTTCTAAATTATGTTGTGTCTTAAAGGTTATAGTTTCATCGTCTTTATCAATGCCACCATTGAAAAATATGTCTCTACTGTCAAAAGATATATCTCTAAATCTTGCTCCTAATACTGGTTCAAGTAAACATCCACTTCCATTTCCACCAGTCAAAGATATACTATTAATTGATGCTATATCAAATTCTTGAGGATCAACAAATACCTTTTCTACACTACCAGATATTATGGGTTCGACTAAAGCAGTTGTACCTGCACCTGTTTCAACTAAGATAATTGGAGGATTAATTACATCATATCCATCACCACCATTTAATACATCTACACCTTCTAATGGTCCAAAGAAAATATTATCATCAGAAATTGGAGAGTGTATTTGAACACCATCTATCAAAATACCAATATCACTTACAGGTGTTTCATGTTTTGATGATTCAAATAAATTTTGTGAGAGAGGAATTTTTCTTAATACTTCATCTGAGTGTAACTTGCGATTTGCATGCCTTTGAAGAACAAAACTATGTGTATATTGAGTTGCTGAACTTAATGTAGAAATACCTATCTGTATAGTGCTAGCTGATCCAATTTGACTTCTAGAGTTATAAAGACCAATTCTAGATTTTTGAGCACCAGCAGGTTCTGGTTGAACATCAACATAATAAACTCTACCTGAAGTTAATCCAACTATTTCTTCATCACTTGGTTGGTAAACAACTGCATCACCCTCTATCAGTTTAATATTTGAGGTTGCAGATGGGGTAAATTTAAGAAAACTGTATTTACCAGTTAAAGGATTTAATCCATCAAAATTACTTGTATTACCAGCACCAGTAAATTCTTCTTTAGCTACATTTACAGATATATCATAACTTGGTAAAGAGTTAGATGCTACATAACCATCAACATTTGAGTCAGTGTATACATTTAAAATATTAGATAATAAAGTTTCATTTCCAACTTCTATTGGAACACCTGTACTGGTAGCCTTTTCAAGAACACGACGGATATCATATAATTCGTTTGATTGGTAAGGGGTAGATAAGTTTAGAGATGAAACAATAAATTGATTTAATTTTGTATCAATATCACCAATCACAATCTCACCAATAATCACTTGTTCATTTCTTTTTAATATCTCAAATAAATCACCCTTCTTTAATGATGACTTATCAATCAGTGTTTTTAGTTTAAATGTTCCAGTTCCTGACCACTCAACTTGAAATCTTGTGCTTGTGTTATAAATCCATGAATTTGCAAATATTTCTTTATAACTCTCATTATTGTTTTGTATTTTTTCACCAAGATTTTTTACAAATATATTTTCACCTTCATTTACAAGATTAATATCAGATACTGAAACTAATTCAGATAATACACCAGTGATTCTTAAATCAACTCTTTTAGATAAATCACCATTTTCATATCCAAAAATTGATTCATTTAATCGAACACTATCAGCAGTGTTTATACCAATATTAATACCACTACATCCAAAAAATTGATTGATTGTTTTAGATGTGTAATCAATTGTATTTGTACCACTTATGATAGTTCCTGTGGTTCCAAAACCTACTGTAGAGTCAACTGTAATTACGGATGCACCTATTTGTGAATTAGTGAGTGTTTTTGTATTACCAGGTATAGTAAAAACTCCCTCTATCAAATCTCTATCACTAAATCCTAAAAATAAAGATATCTTATAGTATATTTTATTACTTCTAGTGAATACTTCTACACCTGATACTGAACCACTTGTATTCAGATCATCTGATTTAAATATTGTTTGACCTACAAGATTTTGCGGTTCCCCACTTCCAATAACTTCGGCTACTATAACTTCTCTACGAATAAATTCTGAACTTGATGGTTTAATTAAATTTTCTTCTAAATCTAATATTTTTGATTCTACACCATATAATACTTTAAATAATATTCTTATTGATTCTTCAATACCTTTTGATTGGTAAAAAGAACGAGCAAATTTAACAAAATTACCAACGTCTAAATCTTCATTAAAATCATTATATTCAAGACCAGGTAAAAAGGTCTTCTTCATCTTTTTATAAAATTCCTGCACAAATAATACAGAAAGGTTAGTTAAAGATGAACCAGAAGCATGTGATGCTGCTGATGTATCTTCAAATTTTAATTTTTCCTGATTAACTTCAAGTAAAGATGAAGATATTCCAACATTATATCCAGTTATTCCACTAAATCCACGAATACATCCTGTAAATGATGTTGAAGTAATACCAGTATAAGAAATTATTTCATCATCTATTTTAAGAAGTCCATATTCACTAGGAAATCCTTTTGTATTTGGGACAGTGATTGTTGTGTCTGATGCTGATATTTCTGCAGAGATGCTTGTAACACCTACAACAACTTCTGGTACAAGATTATCAACTTTTAAATATTGATCAAAATTATTAATTAGATCACTTGGACCTCCTTGAAATTCTTGAGAAATATAATATTGCTTAAAAAATTCAGTAGCATTAGGAAAATCTGCCAATATAAATTCTGGCAACTGATTTTCAATTATTGTATTGACATTAATTCTTTTGTCAAATTGTGACATAAATTATTTCCTCTCTAGGACTCCATTTGAGTAACTTGAGGTAAAGTAGTCTCTTGTGAACACAACACCTGAAACATCTTCTCCCGATGCGATTACGTCTTCTTTCATATTTATGGTACTATTCGATACGTTAAAACTGACGAATAAGTCTTTAAGACCTATAACATCATTTGATTCAGGATATGCTTGTACTTCAATTATATTGTTTTCTGCAACTGTAGATATAATATTAGTTGTATTAAGTAATATTTCACCTTTTTTATAATCAACTCCTCCAGCACCTTTAACCAAAACAACTTGTTGATTTTTGTTGTTCTTATATACAATACTGACTGTTCCTTTCATGCTACCATCTAAGTTACCTGCAGAGTCTTTATTTGGTACATCAGTGAGGTATGCAATCTTATCTGTACCTGAAACTGTAAATCCAGTGCTTTTTATATTATAACCAGCGGGATTTATATTAAAACGATTACCAAAACAAAGTTCATACTGAGCAAATTGATTAAGAGATGCTTTTAGATCTCTTCTGATAATAACTTTAGTGATGTTTGAAGTAATTCCATTATCAACACGATCAATAAGTTGGTTGATTTTACTATATTTAAATCTACCACCAAATTTATTAATTTCTACGTTCTGTGAATATAGTTGTAATGCGGATATAATATCACTTCTTAAATTAATACTAGAAGCAACTTGAGATGGGTTAAAATAAACTGTTGAATCAAGTTCTACATACAATATTTTTAAATCCACTATTTCTGCGTTAATACCTGCAATAGAGTAATTTTTTAGTTTGTTTTTAATTT